AATTAAGAACCAAAAATTTGAGGGTGCTGCAAATATACCATCTCCATCTTCTGCTATTTCTAATACATCTACTTCTGGAGGGGGAGGTTCACCCTCAACATCTCAAAGTCAAGCACCAAGTTTTAATGTAGTTGGACAAAGTGGATTTAACCAAGTAGCTGGAGCATTAGGTTCACAACCACCAGTACAAGCATTTGTAGTAGCTGGAGCAGTTACAAACGCACAACAATTACAAAATAACACAATTAATCAAGCAACATTTTAAAATAAAAACAATGGATATAATAGAATTAATATTAGATGAAGATAGCGAAGGGCTAACTGGAATCGAAGCGGTTAGTATCGTAGAGATGCCAGCAATAGAATCTGATTTTGTAACACTATCAGAGCAAGCAATAAAACTAGCTAAAATAGATGATGAAAAGCGTTTACTAATGGGAGCTGCTTTAATACCTAACAAACCAATATTTAGAAAGAACGGAGAAAATACTTTTTATGTTTACTTTTCTGAGAAAACAGTTAGAAGGGCAAGCGAATTATTTTTTCAAAACAGTATGCAGAACAACGCAACTTTAGAACACGAAATGGAAATTAATAATTTAACTGTTGTTGAATCTTGGATTGTTGAAGATACTGAAATGGATAAATCTAAAAAATATGGTTTAGAAGTTCCTAAAGGTACTTGGATGATATCAATGAAAGTAGAAAACGAAGATGTTTGGAATGATTATGTTAAAACTGGAAAAGTAAAAGGGTTTTCTATTGAAGGATATTTTGCAGACAAAGCACAAGTCAAAGACCCAAGTTTGCAATCTCAATGGAGTAAAGAGTTAGAAGCTATTGAAGAAGCTGAAGCTGAATATATGCTAAATAATATTAAAGCATTAATTAAAAAAGATAAAAGAACAAAATCGGGTAAAAGAACAGAATTAGAAACATTTAATGATTATCCAGATGCGGTTAGTAATAATGCAAAAAGGGGAATAGAACTAAATGAGAAAGTAAATAATAAATGTGCAACACAAGTTGGTAAAATACGCGCACAGCAATTAGCACAAAAAGAAAATATTAGTGTAGAAACTTTAAAAAGAATGTACAGTTATTTGTCAAGGGCGCAAGAATATTATGATGAAGGCGACAAAGAAGCGTGTGGAACTGTCTCTTATTTATTATGGGGTGGTAAAGCTGGTTTGCGTTGGAGTGAAAGTAAACTTAAAAAGTTAGGTGAAATCAATTTATCATCTATGGTAGTAGATAAATCATTTGCTATTATTGATGATAGGTTAGCTTACAGCACACAAGAGAAAGCAGAACAAATGGCAGAAAATATTGGATGCGAAGGTTTCCATATACACGAATTTGAAGGTCAAGAATGGTATATGCCTTGTAAAGAACATATAAAAAAATAATTATGAAAAGTAAAAGATTTAAAACTCCAAGTAATACATCACCTAAAAGCACAAAGCGTGGTTGCTTATGTGCAGATGGTAAAAAATACAGTAATAAATGTTGTGATGGAAGTTTACAAGCACAAGGAATTGGTAAAGTATAAAAAAAAGTTGCAAAAAAATATAACAGTAAAGGTTTTAAATCGTTTATAGTATATATACTCAAATTATGAAAGCAAACGAAATACTAAACAAGATAAAAAATATTGTTGGTGAAAAAGTTAATCTTTCTGAAAATAAAATAGAAATGGCTGAGATGAAATTAGAAAATGGTACTGTACTTGTTGCAGAATCTTTTGAAGCTGGAAAATCTATATTTATAAAAACTGATGATGAGCAAGTTGCTTTACCTATTGGTGAATATAAATTAGAAGATGGCAAAATTTTAGTTATTACTGAAGAAGGTTTAATTGACAGTATTAAAGATGCTACTGAAGAAGAAGTAGTTGAAGAAGAATTATCTGATGATTCTAAAGAAGTTGAAGAAACTGAATTAGAAGAAGAAGAAAAAGAAGAAATGAAATATGTTACTAAAGAAGAATTTACATCTGCTGTAGAAGAAATTAAAGCGATGATAGAGGATAAAATGGGTAACAAAGAAGAAATGAAGGAAGAAGTAATAGAAGACACAAAAGAAGAACTTTCTGCTGTTGCTCCATCTCCTGTAAAACATAATCCTGAATCTAAAGTTGATAACAAAGTAAACTTTAAAATTTCTGAAAACAGAATTAAAACAACTAAAGACAGGGTTTTTGATAAAATTTTTAACAATAATTAATATAAAATAAAATGGCTAATAGTTTAAATAGTTTAACAACTACATACGCTGGTGAGTTCGCTGGGAAATACCTAAGTGCAGCTTTATTATCAGCAAATACTATCGACAAAGGTGGTATTGAAGTAAAACCAAATATAAAATATAAATCAGTAATGAAAAAAGTTGCAACTGGTGCTATAATAGCAAATGCAAGTTGTGATTTTACCAAAACTGATGATGCAGTAACAATAACTGAAAGAATCCTACAACCAGAAGAATTCCAAGTAAATCTTGAATTTTGCAAAAAAGATTTTGCATCTGACTGGGAAGCGGTACAAATGGGATATTCTGCATTTGACAATATGCCTCCACAATTTTCTGATTACATTATCGGACACGTTGCTGGATTAGTTGCAGAAAAAACAGAAAAAAATATCTGGGAAGGTACAAACGCAACTGCTGGAGAATTTGATGGATTAGCTACTTTAGCATTAGCTGATACAGATGTAATTGATGTTGCTGGAGCTGCTGTTGATGCTGCTACAGTTGTTGGTGAATTAGGAAAAATTGTTGATGCAATACCTTCTTCACTTTACGGAAAAGAAGATGTACATATTTACATCTCACAAAATATCGCGAGAGCTTATGTAAGAGCTTTAGGTGGATTTGCTGCTACTAATAGTGGTGTTAATGCACAATCACATATGTGGTACGGAGATGGCGCACTTTCTTTTGATGGTGTTAAGTTATTCGTTGCTAATGGTCTTAATGACAACACAGCAATGGCTGCTCAAAAATCTAACTTATTCTTTGGTACTGGTTTATTATCAGATATGAACGAAGTTAAGTTAATTGATATGGCTGATATTGATGGTTCTCAAAACGTTAGAGTTGTTATGAGATATACTGCTGGTGTTCAATACGGAATTGGTTCTGACATCGTTCTTTACCACGTATAAGAATTAAATAATAACAAGGGAGTTGAAATGCTCCCTTAATTTAAAAACAACAATATGGCTTGCGATTTAACAAAAGGGCGAAAAGTTCCTTGTAAAGATGTAATCGGTGGTATTGTTAGAGCTTGGTTCGTTGATTACGGCGACTTAGGAACTGTAACAAAAACTGCTGATGAAATTACTGATTTATCTGGAACATTTACTTGCTTTCAATACGATTTAAAAGGGACTAATAGTTTAGAAACTGCTATTACATCCTCAAGAGAGAATGGAACAACATTCTTTGAAGAAACATTAACTTTAACACTACCTAAATTATCAAAAGAAGATAACTTGGAATTAAAATTAATCTCATATTCGAGACCCCATATAGCCATCGAAGACCGAAACGGAAACTTCTTTTTATGTGGTTTGCAACACGGGATGGAAGTTTCAGGTGGAAGTATAGCTACAGGTACAGCTTTTGGCGATATGAGCGGTTACACATTAACACTTACAGGACAAGAGCTTGAGCCAGCCAACTTTATTGCTGGTGGAACTGCTGCTGACCCTTTTGCTGGAATGAGTTCTGCAACTGTTACTGTTACTGTAGGAACTAATAGTTAAAAAATACGCGATTAAATAATTGTGTGATTCATAATATATGTTTGATTGGAGGGGAGGGAGTGATTAACCTCCCCTTTTTTATTTTAAAATATGCAGATACACCCAGTAGTTGGAGCAAAAAACATTAACTTTATACCAAGAGAGGCAATAATACCCTATCCTAATATGGTTAAAACATATAAAATTGACATTAAATCTGAGGCACAAAATAAAATTATTTTTACAGATAGCAATATGAGTATTACTGAATTAGATTATTATTACCAATATGTTCTTGTTGAAGAAGTTGGAACTCCTACAATATTAAAAGAAAATAACTATTATACTATTACAATCACAAATACTACTGATAACACAATAATTTTTAAAGATAAAATGTACTGTACTAACCAAACTCTATCAGATTACCAAATCTCAAATGGTGTTTATATAGAGCAAAGTACAGGCGATAACAACTTTGTATATTATGGATAACTTACACTTAGTACAATTAAATCAATACGAACGACCAACTATTACAGAAGAACGTAATAAAAACTATGTTTCAATAGGTGAAAATAACGACTATTATCAAGGACTTATTGATGCCTATATGGATAGTACAACTAACAATGCTGTAATTAATGGTATTGTTAATCAAATATATGGAAAAGGATTAGATGCAACTGATTCGGCACAAAAGCCAGAGCAGTATGCACAAATGAGGGGTTTAGTAAAACCACACGATTTAAGAAATGTTTGCCAAGATCTAAAATTATTAGGTGAAGCAAGTTTCCAGATTACTTATAATGGAAATAAAATATCAGCAATAACACATTTTCCAAGAGAAACGTTACGAGCTGAAAAAATGAATGATAAAGGAGAAATTAAGAATTATTTTTATTCTCCAGATTGGACAAAAGTTAGTAGAAATACTAAATTAAAAAAGTTTCCTGTTTTTGGTAGTGGCGCACAAAACGAAATTTATATTATTAAAAGATATGTTACTGGATATTACTACTATTCTCCAGCAGATTATAATACTGCGTATGCTACATTAGAAGATGAAATTGCTTGTTTCTTAATTAATGATACTCAGAATGGTTTTAGTGGTACAAAAGTTGTGAATTTTAACAATGGTGTTCCAGATAGGGAAAAGCAACTTGCCATTAAGAATGATGTAATGCAAAAACTTACTGGAAGTTATGGCGAAAAGGTAATAATTGCATTTAACAATAATGCAGAATCCAAAACAACTGTTGAGGATATACCATTAGATAATGCACCTCAACACTATCAGTATTTAAGTGAAGAATGTTCTAAGAAAATTATGCTTACTCATAGAGTTACTTCACCATTATTATTAGGTTTATCTTCAGCTAATGGTTTTTCAAGCAATGCTGATGAAATAGAGAACGCCTCACGACTTTTTAATAACGTAGTTATACAACCATACCAGAACCTTTTAATTGATAGCTTAGATGCAATTTTAGCAGTAAATGATATTAGTTTAAATCTTTACTTTAAAACTATTGAACCACTTGAGTTTATGGATTTAGAGAATATTGAAGGTGAAGAAGCTATTGAAGAACAAACTGGAATAAAGGAAGAAGACCAAACGACAGACATTGAATTAATGGCTTCTAAGAGCGTTTCTA